AGTTTTTGTAGCACCAATACCTAACACTGTTAAATCATACAAACATCTTCTTCTTACTAAATCATAGTCACTACCTTCTAGTAATACTTTCAAAGCTTGTTCCTCCGCTAGCTCTACTTCTTGTTTATAATTTAATTGCATATGAAGTTTTAACTCTTCTTCTGAATCTGGTAAAGTTTCAGGATCATTCTCTTTCATATCTATATCATATTGCTCTTGCACCATCTTGTCAAAGTTCTTAGCCCGCATGTCTCTTAATAAAGATTCCATGTAGTCAGTTCTTTTACTAACGCCATACTGATCTTGAGAAAAACAATTTATTTGATAATTTCTTTGTGCCATACCATTCACTACGATATCGACAAATTTAGGAATAATTGGAACAGGTTTCCAATCTAAATTAAGGTAAGATAAATCGCCGTTAATAGATAATTCATTTTTATATTTTTGTATAGGCTGTTCACCTCTTGCGTATAATCTTAGATTATGAAAATTATTTCTATAAACATTATATTTTGATGTTGCACCAGAGAACCATTCGTGTTTTATAGCTCTTGCAACTTTTAAACCATACTCTTTATTTAACTTCTCTAAATCACTAACAGCTTGTGATGGAAAATTTATAGAATGTTGTGTTAACCTCATATTTTACTTTTAATTATTCTAGATGAAAACCCAGAGTTATTATATTTTGATATACCTAAGTTTAATTTTTGTTTATTTCTATTTGGATTAGGTCTATACAGATGTCTATTACAAGCCATTATTGCTAAACCGGAACTAATAGAAGCATCGTGCTTCGTTCTTTTATTAATATCAAATTTAGACCAATCGTTAAGCGTCTCATTAAAGTACATAGTACCATAAATACCATCATCTACTAATCCAACGTGATCATTAATATACATCTCAATAGCAGCAGCATGTGCTTGTTTTATATCCTCACTTGAGTTAGGTATTCCACCAACTTCCTTTTCTGCAACAGATAGTTTATTCCAAATCTTATCTGGTCTATTCATGCTAAACCCTCTATAACCCCTTCTTCTTAAGTAATATAATAATCTTGGTTTATTATTTTCCGCAAGTATTGGCATTCCATAAAATACTAAAGACATTAAAACATCTTCAAAAAATATTTCAGCCGTTTGTGGTCTTGCTATATATTCAAGGAAAAAAGTATTTACAGGTGAATCTTCCATTGAGAATTTTGTTAATCCATGCAAAGCTCCTTTTGAACCTCGTTTATCTACAGTTCCAGATATATCGTATGAGTCACAACCGAACGCTCCCATATGTTCATTACCTGGATACTTTACGCCATTTTTTATAATAACGTTATTTTGTAATTTAATTCCTGGCACCCAACTTATTTTAAATCTACCACCAGGATCTGGATTGAAAGCAACTTGTGTATCTTTTTTACCGTTAATCCATTGGAAATTTCCAATAGTTAATACAGATGAACTTCTATTTCCCTCGTTATAATCTATTTGTTCATATATTTTTACAAGATTAAATAAACTATTTTTAGTTTCATCTCTAAAAGCATGTTCCTCAGTTCTTGGGAACTGGCGATAAAATTCATTTAAAGCGTCCTGATCGTCTTTTAGTCCATCAACCTCATTGTCCCAGTAATCTATAACACCGTGTTCTATTTCTAATCCGTGTGGATCAAATGTTTGTTCTCTAGGAGCGTTAAACACAGGCCTTCCATACTCGTCGATGAAACCTTCATAATTCCATTCCATAGGAATAAACAAAGAATATAATCCTGACTTAGTCTGTCCATTGCGATTTCTTTTTTTAACATCTGAATTATTATATAAGTTTTTAAAATTATCACCACCCTTGTCTAGTGCGTTGGATGTTGAACCCATCATACATTTACCAACAATCCTACTACCTAATCTTAAACAAGTTTTTGTAACTCTCCAGTTATTTTTTATATTATCAGGTCTCTCCCACTTACCACTTTCATCGTGTACTAATAGATTTAATTTTTCCCCATCATAACTGTTATCACCTGTATTTTTCCAGTCTATAGTAGTGTCAAGACCTTGTATGTCATCTATCTCTTCTCGCTCACGTATTTTCTTACGTGTAAATTTTTTAGCAGGTACTCTATATGCTAGTTCAGACTTTGGACGATCCATACCGTCCTGTATAGGTTTAAAGAAAAAAGGATAATTAATACTAATTGGTACCACTTTATCTGTAAACATTTTCTTTGCGTCACTACCAGTTTTAGAAAGTATCCCAAATCTACTATCACTAGCTAATGTAGCTTGGTTAACTGTTTCAGCTGAACTCATAAACGAAAAACCAGAACGTCTATTTTTTAAATAGCACATCCCGTAACTTCTTTTATCAGCTTTACAAGCTTCCCAAAATATAAAAAAAAGTTTATTTGCTTCTCTAAAGTCCGGAGCACCAACATCAATCTTGCTCCATTGTAAATACATATAGTGTGTACCTGTTATATATGTTGGCTCACCGTTATTCATGAACCAAAACCCTTCTTCTCTTCTTCTAAATTCCTCATCTATATATTTATAGTGATCCTGCTTAAAGTCATCTGGATATGCTTGCCAATCAAATACTGTTTTAATTCTTTTAAAATCAGGATTAGCGGGGAACTGTTTCCATTTTTGCTCTGATTTGTTTTTACTACAAGAGTATATTTCTTTAGGTTGTTTAGGTAAAGCTACTTTCAAACCTTGTATATCAAGTATTTCACCTATTGTGCCGTTCTTAGATATAACAATTATATCATTCTCTTTATTATAACCGTATTCCCATTTTTTAGATTTATTTAATCTCTTTAAAGTAGTAAGCTTAACCGGTTCAATTACCGCATATAATGTTTGTTCATAACTCATCTTGATCTACCCTCTGCGAAGCCTTTAAATTCAACTTCTTTCTTATCTATGATCTTACCCTCTAACAGACTCTCTTCCTCGTGTATACGGTTTAAAATTTCAAACGCATCGAATATAGCTAGCTTTTTAGTAGCTGCGGCGTTTTTTAATCTATCTGCAGAAACGTCGTCACCGGAATCAACAATAGCTTCTTTAGCAACTTTAATTAGTTCCTCAACAGCTTTATGCCCAGCTTGGATTATATTCTTTTTCGTCTCCTTGATACTCATATTTAATTGTAATAAATTTATTTAATACCCTGTATAATCTTTTGTTTTCAATTATAAACTCATATTCACTATTTGGTGTAAATCCAACTAATTCATTTTTACTGTATGTACCATCACTGTACTTGATAACACCAACTAAAGGTCTTTCATTTTCTATAGTTAAATTGTTATCAGATTTTATTGGTTGAACAAAACTGTAACCTGGCATGGCCATCCAGTTTTCTTTTTTATAAAGAAATATTTGGTCTTGAGATACTATATATTTATCTTCCTTCCAATATGATCTACTATTCTTTTCTCTACCTTTAACATCATGCCATCTTCTAAATACATTATGATGTAATATTACTTCATCACCTTTATTTATTGATGTTTTAAATAATATAGGTGCTTCTAATACTAATGCTAATCTATTTATAAATTGATGATTAAATATTTCAGTATTAAGTACTAACTCTTTACCATCTACTTTTTTAGAATTATTATATCTTTCACCTATAGGTGATACTATAAAATCTTTGTAAGCTTTCATTAGTACTCTAAGTTATACTCAATAGATATAGCCATGTTTTTATTAAAATCTTTCCATGGTATTACTACCTCTCCCTTTTTTATATAGATACAGTATTTATCTTCTTCCTCTATTATATTACAGATTTTATGCCCGCCGTAAACTTCTTGATCTACGGCGTAATGCATGGAATCATTTTTATAATCTTTACCTATAGTAATTTTTCTGATGATATTATTTTTCATCTTTATTTTCTTTAGGCCAATTAATAGTTCCGTCATCTAAATTAACGTCATAAGTACCATATTCTTTCATCAACATCTCTTGCATTTTTTGTATACCACTCTGTGCTTCATCTAAATTATGAAGTAATCGATGTTTTTGCGATTCTATTTTACCTATATTAAACTGTATCCCATTTATAGTATTAACTACTTTTTGTAAATCAGTTAAATGTTTATCTGATATTTTATCAACCTTAGGTTTAAGGTCAATCACTTTTTCTTTTTTTCCCATTTTATTTAATTTAATTTAATTTAATTTATTATTTTATTTTTCGAATTGTAGTATTAGCGTTATTGGATTTATATTGTATATCTCTTCATTATCAGCTATAATATCAGTTGTTGGCGCTGTAAAAGTAATATCTTGTTTACTAGACCCAAAAGCGGCTATACTTTTGACTGTACCTAAAACATCATTTGTCGCTGAATGAAGAACGTCTCCAGGCGCAAATATTAATTCAGCATCTGGATCATTATCAGAACCTTTGTCAGTTTCCACAACAGTAACGCCAGCAGCTTCTCCTCCTCTTGCTAAAACAGTTGTAGAGAAATCTAATGCTCCTTTAGAAATACCAGCTATGTATAAAGTGTCGTAACCAACATTTGAACCAGAATCAGGCTCTCCTTGTAATATTAAGCCAGCTTGCGTGGCAGCTGTTAAAGCGTTTCCATGACCAGCTGACATTACGTTCATGTATACAAGATCACCTTGCTCAGAGTGACCTGAAGCATCTATTCGAGTTCTACCTAACATATGATTTTGCCATCCAGATGATGATACAGCAGCCCCCGTCGTTCCTAGTGTAGGAGGAGCAGTGGCACCATTATCTCTAGTTTTCGCGTAAAATAATTCCATATCTACTGCCTTAGCTTGATCAGCACCATCTATTCCTCTAACTAAGGCTGTTATACCTACCAATCTTGACGCGCCTTTTGGTACCTCAAAAGATGTCCAATCAAAAAGTATCTCTGTATCCGCGTAAGCCTCAGCATGTTGTACACTTGCTGGCATTGTTGGTTTTACTTCTACTGTAAAATATT